GGATGGTGAGCGCAACGCGACGATACCGAAAGATGCTGTCGAAATTAGCGAAGAAGACTGGTTACTATATTTGAATAATCAGCCATATGCTAGCTACATTTCTGGTAAGACGGTAATTGGTGACAAGCCGGTACCATCCGCTATTGTGGAAACGTTACCGCCAAAGCCGAATCCGTTTGACATAATTACTGCTTCACTAAATGATATTTCAACGCGGTTAAGTGCGCTAGAAAAGAAGATTAGTGAATGAGCCTAGCTCAAGTTAGTTGTGCATTTGGTGATTCTCCATCGGTAACTTTGAAAGTTGCCGCTACAGTGGCGATTTCACCACCAGATGATAGTGTTGATACTAATAATATCACTGTATCTGGTAACGGGACTGTTACCTCTTTAGGTAATGGTCCTGCATGGGGAATTACGAAACAAGTCACATGGGTACCTGATACATCAGGTAACCCAATTCTTCTGAAAAGTGGAAAGACTTTAATTCTACTAGGTGGTGTAGATAGATCTATTACAACTAAGACTATCGGTAAATACTGTTGGGATTTAGTCACTAAAATATGGACCGAACAAAGCATTGTTGATACTTCAGTTACTGGAGGCAGTGGGGGTGGAGGTACTCCAGGGCCTCCTGGTCCAGAAGGACCAACAGGTCCAGCAGGGCCACAAGGACCAAAAGGCGATAAAGGTGATACAGGAGCTAATTCTACTGTTCCTGGTCCTCCTGGTTCTACAGGTCCCCAAGGATCTACAGGTCCCCAAGGACCTCAAGGTCCGATAGGAAATACCGGTCCCGCTGGAGCTGATTCTACAGTTCCTGGTCCTCCTGGTCCCACTGGTTCGCAAGGACCTCAAGGTCCGATAGGAAATACTGGTTCCACTGGTCCCGCTGGAGCTGATTCTACAGTTCCTGGTCCGACAGGACCACAAGGCCCGCAGGGCGATACCGGAGCCACAGGACCGCAAGGACCTCAAGGTGTCCCGGGGGGTGGCATTCCGGGCGGTTCCACAACTCAAGTACAATTCAATAACAGTGGTGCGTTTGGCGGCAGCACGAACTTGTTGTGGAACAATGGCACGTCTGTTCTGACTCTGACTGGTCAACTTGTTATAAACTTAGGGAACGCCATAAGCATCAATTGCGGGGGCGCGGTTCAGGCGAACAACTACATATGTACTGGGACCATTGCTAATTTAGCTCCGGCGTCTTCTGGCAACGTGGTTCTAAGGCCATCGGGGCCTTCCAATACTACTGGTCAAGTTCTGATCACCACTACCAGTGTGATCATGAACAGTCCGGTCACGCTTCCCGGCGCTCCGACCGCCGATTTGCACTCCTCGACAAAGAAGTATGTTGATGATACCAATGCATTGAAGGCTCCGTTGGCTTCGCCGGTCTTTACCGGTGATCCGCAAGCGCCGACGCCGACAGCGGGTGACAATGACACCTCGATTGCAACGACAGCGTTTGTCGGCAGTGCCATTACCCGCACAGCCGTGCGATACGATGCCGCGCAGACGCTGACGACGGCGCAGCAAGCGCAGGCTCGCGCCAACATCAACGTGACAAAGAAGAACTACATCATCAATGGTGGGATGCAGGTCAGCCAGGAGAACGGTGGAACAGCAGTTACGGCGAACAACGCATATCCAGTTGATCAGTTTACGGTGACATTCTTCAACACGACAGCAGTTGTGTCTTCTGCACAGGTCGTGGCGAAAACGCCAGGAGGTTCGAATACTAGGCTCCGTGTTACGGTGACAACTGCCGCTGCACTCACCGCTGGGGCTTCCATGTACATTCGACAGGCATTTGAAGGTCTGCGTCTTTCCGATCTGTTTCTTGGCACATCATCAGCCAAGATAGCGACCTTTCAATTCGGCTGCAAAGGACCGGCTGGCACCTATTGCGTTGCCATGCAGAACTATACGGGCGCTGCCCCTAACCGATCTTACGTCGCCGAATTTACGATCGCATCCGGTGAGGCAAACACCGATGTTGTCAAGTCGGTGACGTTCCAGATGGATCAGGCCGGATCGTGGCCTATTGACAATGGTGGCGGCTCGTATCTTTTAATCACGCTGGTCGCCGGTACGAGCGGGCAAACGCCTGCGGGTGTCTGGACGGCAGGAAATTTTTGTGGCACCGCCAATCAGCTAAACTTCGCAGGAACAGTCACTAATATCTTTGAGTTGTTCGACGTGAGTTTCACCGAAGGCACGGTCGCCCCGGCCTTTCAGGCGCCGGACTATGCGAGCGAGATACTGGCGTGCAAGCGCTACTTTCAGATGGTTGGTGTCTCGGCCAATGTCTGGCATGGTGATGGCAACGCCTATGCATGGCCATTTCCGCTCGATGTCCCGATGCGCGCCAGCCCGACGCTGGATGCAAGCGGGGTTACTCAGGGCGGAAACGTCGGTGGCTATCCGACCTATCAAGTCGCCAACAATGCATTGTTTCAGGTCACAACCGCCAGTTCCAGTCCGCAGATCACCGCGGTGAATGGATTTGTGAAATTAAGTGCGAGAATATGATGGCTGAGTATCAGTTAACCGCGACCGACATGGTGATCCGCGTCGCCGATCAAGCGTGGGTACCGAACGATTCTGCAAACCACGATCGCATTGAATATGAAGCATGGCTCGCCGATGGCGGCGTGCCAGATCCCTACGTACCGCCAGAACCGGTACCGTTCATGCCCGCGCTGGAAACCACCGTGCTGTATAATCACGAAAACCGCCTACGGGCGATAGAGGGCCATCCACCACTGACGCTCGGCGAATTCATTGCAAAGGCGAGCGGATGACCGAGCTTAAATCCTGGGTCAAGGAAAATTCAACACTCGTTTATTTCCTGATTGCGCAGGCGCTCGCCATCGGCGCGGCCGGTGTCAGCATTATCGCCTATTCTGTAAAACTGGAAACGCGGGTCAACACGTTGGAAGTGCGCGGCTCGCCGCATCTGAGTGTAATCGACAACCGGCTGACCGTGCTGGAAAAGCAGACCGAAGCGAACAAGGAAAGCATCGATCGCATCGTCGATGTGATGACGCGCAAGCTGAATATCAATCCATAGGAGCGGCTGTGATGGCCTACGAGCGTATCGTCATATCATCTGGCCATGGGAAATATGTGCGCGGGGCGAGCGGCATCCTCGATGAGGTCGACGAGGCCCGCCGAGTGGTCGATTGCGTGGCCGGTGCATTGCGCGCACGCAGCGTGAGTGTAAAGACCTTTCACGACAATACTTCGCACGATCAGAACACCAACCTCAACACCATTGTGAACTATCACAACGCACAGGCGCGCGATCTTGATGTGAGCGTCCACTTCAATGCCTATGAACAGGTCTCAAAGCCAATGGGTGTTGAAGTACTCTACGTCACCCAGAGCGCGCTCGCCAGTCAAATGTCCACTGCCATCGCACGGTGCGGCTTCATTAATCGCGGCGCGAAAAAACGTACGGACCTGTTCTTCCTGAACAATACCGAGATGCCGGCAATCCTGCTGGAGGTCTGCTTCGTCGACAGCGAGGCTGATGCTGACATCTACAACGAGCATTTCCTGGATGTGTGTGACGCCATTGCGGACATCTTGGGCGGGGAGGGAGACATTGCCGGGGAGACACCGCCACCGGAATTGTCGGAGGCACTGTTCGAGGCTACCGGCAAGTGCTCGAACTTCGGCGGCCCAGATGATGAAGGAGTCGCCGAGGATGAGGGACTGGCGTTCATTACCTCGATCGATCAGGCCGAGCATTTGTTCCTGCCGACGCAGCCGTCCGGCACCAGCGGGCTCGCACGCAGGCTAAATCCGTACGTTCACTACCTCGCTTGCCGCTGGGATTATTCTGTGACCTCGAAAGATATGCTCAAGGGTGGTGAAGTCGCCTTAGTGCGGGCGCAGAAAACCGGCATCGCGCTGACAGCGTTCCCGGCCGATTGGGGACCTAATCAGTACACTGGGCGCGTCGCCGATCTTTCGCCAGGGTTGATGACTGACCTTGGGATTGAAACCGACGATGTCGTGGAAATCACTTTCCCGTTCGACGAATAGGTGTCCAGATGGGTTCCTGGTCTTCTCCTTCAATTCCTTATCACATTACTCCACTTGAGGATTTTATCACCATTCGAGCTGATGGTCATTATAAATCTTTGCCATATATTATACGGATGACTAAACAATTACTAGAAAACCCATCTCTTGGACATAGGGGTGGAACTCCTGTTCCATTTACTAATCCTTCACTTGGTCGGATTGGCGGAACTCCTATTCCTTTTTCTATTAAAAGATAGCCTAGGTAGGTTGTGGGGGGCAAATAGCCGCTGGGAGGGGCTTTTCTTGCCACTACGTTGCCCCGTAGTGCGTTATTTTAGGGTGGCCGCTAGGGTAGTAGCTTGGCAAAAACAGCTTACCACGGGGCAACGTGGGGCATTTGGCTCAATTGAGCGTTCTAGGGGGGTAGAAGTCGCAGAACCTCCCACTAATGGGTTCTGAAGATTTAATATCAAATTGACTGAGCTTTACGTCTTCCTTTTCCCTAATAATATTAGCCATGCACGAGTACTTTTCACCAGACTTAAACTCTATTTGAACCATTAATATTTCCCCTCTATCAGAGTCATCAGCTAGAGAAGTTGGCATTTCGTCATTCACACTCTTTACTAATTTAATCCATGCTTCGGTTGCATAAACTATAGCATCAGGTTCCATCGTTCTAACTAAGTCTTTCAGCCCTTGGCTTACGATATCTTTATGTGTGGCATTTTTATACGTCAAAG